CCACAGTAATCACTGCGCCTGTAGCAAATGCCACATTGGCATTATTAGGAATAGTAATAGTAGTTGGGCTGCTGGCTGTTGAATAATAGTGTTTACCACTGTCACTGAGAGCAAGTGTTACATTGCCAGCAGCTACCTGAGGCATTTCTAAATAACCAACACTAAATCCATTAGTAGTACCATTGGTAATTACTGTACGGCCAGTACCGTTAGGAGTAATTTCAATATCACCATTAACACCTGAATTAATAGTAAATGATCCAGTGTTGACACCTTGATTAGTATCAAAGAATAAACCTTGACCACCAAGAGTAGATATGGCTACTTCAGGTGTTACACCACTATCACCAGCACCTAAAATAATATCATCACTGCCAAGAATTAATGATCCAACACTGGCTTGTATTTGAAAACCATTTAAATCTAAGTTGCCACCAAGTTCAGGACTAGTATCACTAATTAGAGTGCTTAATCCATTGGCACCAGTTGCGCCGACATTACCTTGAATGCCTTGTGCGCCAGTAGCACCAGTATTTCCGACATTACCTTGAATGCCCTGTTCGCCGCGATCACCAGTGCGATAAAAATTAATCCATCGATTATTATCACCGGCACCAATAGTACCTAAACTACCACCAGTGTAGGTTAAATTAACTTGATACCAGGTAGTATTGTTAACTATGCTAGAGATTTGATAAAAGGCACTGTTATATGCGTTGTCATTAAATTGTAATGTGCCTTTTACAGTGCTGGTGCTGTCATCCCAACTGGCAATCCAACTAGATAAGTCAGCACTACTATAACCAGTTGTGCTAATAGCCATTGTAGTTACACTGGCGGCTACATTACTATTAAGTCTATATCGGGCATTGCCTGGATTGGCTATAGTAACATTGCTGCTGAGTAAAGCTGAAATACCGCTTGGATCACCTGCGGCACCAGTGGCACCCGTTGCACCAGTAGCGCCTGTGGCTGTTGGAGTAAGTCTAATAGATTGCCCATTAGCTGGACGAGATCCTTGACCTGCTGATACTGCTAATAGATAATAGTAATAGCCGCCTGCTATGGTATAGGTTACAGTACTAACTGTGAATATAGTTAATAATTGACCATTGGTCTCACTGATAATTAATTGTTTGCCAGCTAGCGCCAAAGCCCAAGCATTAGCGTTACCATAATCACCAATAGCCACTTGTGTTACACTGCCTACAGTAGCATTGTTAAATCTAACTTGACCATCAAAAGTTGTAGTAACAGTAGTTGTGGTACTAAATGATCCCGGATCACCAAATACTGGCCCAGAAGCACCAACATTACCTTGAATGCCTTGTGGTCCTGTAGCACCAGTAGCCCCTACATTACCTTGAATGCCTTGTGGTCCTGTAGCACCAGTAGCCCCTACATTACCTTGAATGCCTTGTGGTCCTGTAGCACCAGTAGCCCCTACATTACCTTGAATGCCTTGTGGTCCTGTATCACCAATAGCACCAACATTACCTTGAATGCCTTGTGGTCCTGTAGCACCAGTAGCCCCTACATTACCTTGAATGCCTTGTGGTCCTGTATCACCAACTGCTAATCCAGCATCTATAGAAGTAGTATTAGTTAATGTAATAATTAAATTACCAGTGTCTTGATCTATTTCAGCAGAACTAATACTAGTTCCAGCAACACCAACATTGCCTTGCTCACCAGTTGCACCAGTTGCACCAGTTGCACCAGTAGCTCCTACATTTCCCTGTATCCCTTGTGGTCCAGTAGCACCAGTAGCACCAACATCACCTTGAATGCCTTGTATGCCTTGTGAACCTGTTGCACCAACATTGCCTTGTATCCCTTGTATGCCTTGCTCACCAGTATCGCCTTTATCGCCTTTAGCACCAGTACTACCAGTAGCACCAACATTTCCCTGAATGCCTTGAATGCCCTGTATCCCTTGTGGGCCTGTAGCACCAGTAGCACCAGTAGCGCCAGTAGCACCTGTGTCACCCTTTGGACCTACAATTTGTCCTACATCTGCCCAGTTACTTGAAGTAGAACTCCAAGCATATAAATTACCTGCTTCGGGTTCACTAGCTGTAGTAGCAATAATATATGCTTCGCCAATGTTACCAGTTGCTGGTAAACTAGCTACATTGCTGACTGTTCCTAAAATTGTAAGACTAGCACCTTGTGCACCAGTATTACCAGTGTCGCCTTTATCGCCTTTGGCACCAACATTACCCTGAATTCCCTGTATGCCTTGTATTCCTTGTGAGCCAGTTGCGCCAGTTGCGCCAACATTACCCTCTATCCCTTGTGCTCCGGTGTCGCCTTTAATGCCCTGAATACCCTGACTACCAGTTGCGCCAGTAGCCCCAACATTACCTTGAATGCCCTGTGGGCCTGTAGCACCCGTACTGCCAGTTGCGCCAGTTGCGCCAACATTACCCTGAATGCCCTGCGGACCACGAATCTGTCCAACATTATCCCAAGCACTGCCATCGTAGACATAACCATTACCATCTTCTAAAACTACATATAAGTCACCAGTTGTAGGACCTACAATATTGTTTAGATCAGAAATTAAATTAACACTGCCTTTCAATACTACACTAGAGCCAGTAGCGCCAGTACTACCAGTAGCACCTACATTACCTTGTATTCCTTGTATTCCCTGTATACCTTGAATGCCCTGTGGTCCAGTTGCACCAGTAGCACCGGTAGCTCCTACATTACCTTGAATGCCCTGTGGTCCTTGAGGACCTACTACAGCCACACTGTTATAAGAGATTTCAAAAGGTGCAATTGTGTTATTAGTAATTTCAATAACTGTATTTGGGTTCTCTACATTAACATCCGTGGTAATTTCTGTGATAGTAATAGTGTTTGATGTCGTAGAGACATTAGGGTTACTGCCCAAGTCAGTAACTTCAATGGTATAGGCCATGATTAAACTCCTATTGCTGTATAAAGTGGATTAGTACTAGCAGTTGGATCACCTGGAGTAACATCTGGTTCCCAGCATTGAACAAGAGCCCAACGATGTGTGTTAATCTGAGCTGGAGTTTGTGCATCAGTCCAAGTAAGTGCCACCACTGTGATAGGTACATTTAATCTAGCATCAGGGATGATTGGACCAGTGTACATATTCTGTGGAAAAGTTACATTTACTAGACCAGTTGTTGAATTGGTTACAGTAACATTGCCTGATGTAAGTTCTGTTTTAGGAAAGAAGCCGATAACTGAGCTGGTTGAGAAATTAGGTTGCCCTGTATTTCTATTAAAGGTCATTGTATCAACGACGAGAGTTTGTTGATCTAATTCGAAAGTCCAACCAGTAATATTCTGATTGAAGTTATAGATCATTGTTTTTTGATTTTTTGGAAATACCTGTTCAATTTGAATTTGATCAGGACCGCCGAGATATTGGTCGAACGATAAAATACCAGCCATGTTATGCTCCTTAGGGTTAAACTTGTACCGCATGAGGCAGTACAAGTTGCATGTTATAGCTATTATTTAGTTAGATTAAATTATGCGATAGCAATGGTGTAGATATTCCAACTGATATCAAAATCACAATTTTGTGTAGGATTAGAAGCTGTAATAACATCTGCATAAAACTTTAATGTATAAGTTACTCCGGCTGTTAATGAAAAAATAGTTGTAAAAGCAAAGTCAGTCCAAGAGTGGGCGCCAACCCCACCTGAATTTGCATGTTGTATTTCTGTTGCCCCGTTATATATATAAGCTGCCGTAGCTACAATATCAGAAGGCTCACCCCAAGTTGATCCACGACCACCTCGTGCTCCTGAATTATTTTGATCTACAATAACATCTAATTTATAAGTACCAGAGATTGTAGGTACAAATGTTTTTGTATATAATGTCAATCCTGACCCCGGAGCATTAACAATATTTTTTACTGTGCCAGCCTCAGCAATAATCATTAATTTATTTCCGGCTTGAGCGGCACTACCTACACCTTGTAATGTGCCACTTACAGTATTAGCAATATTACCAGTTATGCCAAACAATGAACCGAGACTGCTAATAGTAGCCGCTGTGTTGCTGGTATTACCACCTGACATTAATTGGCTTAGTAACCATAGTAGAGCATTTGTTCCAACTAAACCAGTAATAGAATTACCTGCAGAATTATTAACTGCGGTGTTAGCACCAATAGCATCAGTTACCTGTTTAGCATTAAAATTAATTAATCCACTTGGTGTACTATATGGACCTGTAATGTCACCGTTGATACCTCTAACCTTAACATACAAGTTACCAGTGTCGAGTGTATCGTAATCAATTTCAACAGTATCGCCTTGCACAAGGTTAGTTCCGCCAGTACCATATACAGTGCCGATTAAATCATATTTTCTTAGATCATCGGAACTTATAGTAGTTTCACGAGTTAACCAAAATTCCATACCATTAACTAATCCACCTGGCACATCAGCTTCGATAATAATACCTGGACGACTAACACCTTCTAATTTAGTTACCTGTGGAGCATCTGGTTGCCCAATAGCACCAAATGTTACAATACCTGTGGCATTGCTACGGATATATCTATATAAATCATCTGTTGAATAGGTATTAATATTATATTCAATAGCAGTAATTTCTGTTTGTAAGGCATCATTATCACTAATTTCTTTCACAGTAACAATACGAAATTGTTTTGCTGTCCAACCGAATGTTGTGTTGGTAACTGAGATGACTGCTCCAGCTGGGATATTAATCTTGCTGTAGTCAGCACGAAATACAATAGTCTTATCAAGTCTTGATTGTTTTAATTCGATAAGTCCTAAGAACTGTGCTTGTACTGGATCATTAAGAAGTTCATAGTTAATAGTTAAGGTGTTGTCTAATTCACCAGGTAGTCTATCTTCAGGAGGAATACTAATATGGATATAATCTTTTTGTCCATTTAGGTCACTATGTGGAAACTGTACTTCAACAGCATTGTACATTTCTTTTAAACCTAAGATGTTCAATTGAATACTGCCAATGATATTGCTGTCATCAAATGCGGCACTAACATCCTCTGCCTTGTTGATTACGACATCCCACTTGCCGGTAAACATATCAAAACTAATCCAACTTGCGGTACTGTTGGCTAACTTTTCCATGTTGGCTAAAACACCATCACTGGTGTTTAATGTGCCATTAATTCTATATCTGTATGGTAGTTCAGTTGCCATCTCTTAATCCTTATTCATAAAATTTAACTACAATTAAACCTGGTTGATTGCCCGACCCTTGAGTCGTTGGAGCTGTTCCGCCACCTAAGGCACTTACTCCGCCTTTTGAATATGTAACAGCAGTTCCGGTAAAGTCACTTGATATACCTGTTCCGCCAGTACCGTTTGGCGCATTTGCTCCTGCTCCGAGTTGTCCACCACCACCGCCTGACGCTCCATTACTAGTCCCTGATCCACCACCAAACCCAGTAGCACTTGCTCCACCTGAGCCTCCAGCTTGTGGAGTTCCATTGCTACCATTTGATCCGCCAGCACTTGAATAAGATCCAATATAACTTGCTCCACCGCCAGCTGCAGCAACATATATTGTATTTGTAAACTGTAAATTTAATAATGTGAATATAGTTAATTTACCAGCACCACCAGCTCCACCATATAAAGTAATTAAAACATTAGAAGTGCCTGGTTGATAAACAATATAATTAGAGCCAGGCGTTCCACCAGCACCAATAACCATAGCATCACATTTTAAGTAATATAGTTGTTGGAATGTTGGTGTTAATGAATATGTGCCAGCAGTATAAGTTGTTAACCCAGTGCCCGGAATTGCAGTTGTATCAACTATTCCTGTTAAATTAAAAGTTGTATCGAATTGGAAAAATCCATTTTTACTTTGAGAATAAGTAATAACCGCACTTGAAGTTGTATTTTTATTAGGATAAAATTGTAAATCAGCAAATATACTGTTACACTCATCACGATAGCCTGTAAATGTATAAGTGCGTGTAGTAGTATTATAATTTAATTTATTAAAATAGCCTTCATAGGTATCTGTACTGATAAATCCGATATCAGTAGATAGTTGTAAACTAATAGTATATTGAGGTACATTATATGATTCAACAGCAAAATTAGAATTAGAATATCTTGCAATTCCTTTTGAATAACGGAACTCGTCAATGCTACAGATGTGTGATACACCAACAAATATACCATTCCAGGTTGGTTCTGTTCCAGATATTAATTGATAAACTGTATATTTCATTGTACCATTAATATGAACATACCAATTACCATTATTATAGGTCACAGCAATATGTGTAAATTTATTACTTTCTATAACTGGTCCCACATAAGAACTACCATTAGGGAAAAATATTCGTATCTGATTGCTCGAAGTTACGCCGGCTGATACAGTGTAAGGACCGAGTAAAAAAATACCTCCGCCATTAGTTTCAACCGCTTTAGGATCAACCCAACATTCAGCAGTGAACGCTGAACTATTATTCTTTAAGGCATCATTATTAAATTTTAATACTGATGTATCATCAAAACTAGCACAACCTGTACCCCATTGTCTATAGACGCTATCAAAATTTACCGAAGTATTTGTTACAGGAGTATAAGCATTATTACTACTATCAGTAACATTACCATCAAAGTGTAATAATAATGCTGTATTAGCATCTGCTACAAATGGCGCGGTTGGTCTACGAATATCTTCTGTTATTGCTGGAATATTAGTTGCAAATAAATTATTATGTAAATTTTGTGTGTATGTCCTTGACACATTCATATTTGAGATATTATTACTTAGATAATCAAGTGTCATAGTATGAGTAGCAACCTCTACTTGTCCGGACAATAAATTAGTCACAGTGTAGGTTAAAGTAAAATTTGTGTAAGGACCTGCTGTGGGGACAAAAGTTATAGCAGTTAATCTAGTATTAATCTGACCTTTGTTACCGGTAATAGTTAAAGTATTATTTGCGTAACTACTAGTACCACCTACCCCTGTGCTGTACATTACACCTGTGGCATTACTCGGTTTACTAATAGTTAATGAATATGTGGCAACAGTTGACGCATTGGTAATAATTAACCCACTGTCAAATGTAATAGGATCATCTTGATTATAAATTTGATTTGTTAAGGTGTTAGTGTTAACTTCATCAGATATAAATCTTATTTTCATTGCCTGTTGAGCACTATTTGGCTCACCTGATGTAACATTGAGAACATTATAGGTTAAGGCAAAATCATTAGCAAAGCCTTCTCCTGGAGTTAAAGTAATATTGCCAAGTCGACTATTGACCTGTGTTCTAGTACCAGCAATAGTTAAAACATTTGCTGTATAGGTACTAGTTCCGCCAACCCCTGTACTTGACAATACGCCAGCGGCATTGTTACTTTTACTAATGGCTACACTATATGATGAACTTATTGTATCAGTAATTAATAATCCGCAGTTAAATGTTATAGGGGTGTCTTCATCATAGTCTTGATCGAGAAGGATTCCGGTATTAATTTCTGCGGTAGCGGCTAGAATAGCATTGTTATTCCAACTAATAGTTGATCCTCCAACAGATATATTAGCCTTATATGTTAAATTTCCATTTCTATCTGGACCCATAAACACTAATGGATTTTTTTGTGTGTTCCATTTTGTTATGGTGTCTATTCCACTAACTCGGTATATACCAGTACTGGGGTTTGTATAGGTTAAACTTAAATCTTGTGTCGGCCAAGTTACAGTAGCACCCGAATACATAGACACATTTACAGTATAAATTATATTAAGAGATATAGCTGAATCAATGGTAAACGGAACAACCAAATTATGACTAGTATCTTCTGTACTATAAACAGTTGAAGTTAAGTTTGAGGTATTAGCTGGAGTCGTTGTAATACTAGGTGGTCTTTCATCACCAGTGACAATACTTACATTACTGTAGACATTTAATTGTTCTAAACTATGCATCTTTAATCTCCGAAGGTGGAATACCTGCGCCATAACGGGTATTGGTCATGTAATCCCATAAACAATCACCTGGCATAGTCATATTATTTTGAATAGCAAATGAGATGTTAGGCAATGCTGTAACATTCTTTGTTTTATTATAGGTTACTTCTACTATGGCAAATACTAGACTGTTCATAGTATGATTACTTGTCCAGCCTGGCATGTAGGTATTAGCATTACTGGTTGCACCAGCAGTATAATTGTCTAATATTGCCGGACTACTACTGCCATTCTTGTATAGATAAACTTTAATTAATCCGTCGATACTCTTATCCACATTGCCATCTGCGTCTATCATATAACTAGCAGTAATACCATCTGCTCGGAACACAATTCGATTGCCATTAGCATAGACATCTTCAAATAGGAATTCACTGGCTAAGCCATCTGACATCTTTGTGCCAGTAACTTCACATATGGTTAAGCAGTAGGTCATCTTCTGATTGTCAGCACTCATGCGAGCGTCTGTGACTATGCCCGATAGCATAGCACCACCATAGACTATAGGCACACGATTCTCTGTAGCCGGACTAAGTGTTATTTTATTGCCGGTTTCTACCTGTGCTGTTTGTGTTTGTGAAGCAGTGGTATTAGAACTTTTGTTAATTGATTTAGTAACCTGGTTAAGTGCTAGACCAGTTAATAAAGTACTAACTAGAGTACCACCAATACCTGATCCTGTGACTGAGTTCCACAAGCCTTTGCCTACATCTACAATACTGTCTAGAAATCCGCTCATCTATTAATCCTTATTTTGGTGCGCCAAAGTTAAAGCTACTACCTGCTAATGTGGGTACACGATCCATAGCTAAATCATTTGGAAAGAATGTCTTCTCATCCATGGGATTTGTTCTACGCCCTGCTCGTTTCTCTGACATTAGGTCAATTAATGTACTACATTGAAAGCTAATAGTACAGGTGCCTACACGAGTAGATGAATCAGGCCATCCTTCTACAACATTATAGTTATTTACTATTCCTTTAAACTTGACTATCGGCGTGTTGATAGCCGCATAGTTATTACCACGGAAATATTGTCTGCGAACTTCTACTCGACTGCCTTTAATCGATTCATCTAAGACCATACTAACATTAGTTAATGGCACACCTGATATGGTAATGGTAATCTCTTCTGGATTAGTTCTAATACCAAATGTGTTGTCTGTGACACCTACAAGTGTACCTAAGTTTGTGTAACTATGTGAAGTGCCATCACTTTCTGTAACTGTATAGGGTTCAAAATGTGTGCTATATCGTAAAACCTCATAGTTAGGTATGTCCATGCGCACAAATAATGCGGCATAGATACTTGAGTAACTGCTTAGGTCCTGTATAGCCATTATACTACCTCATAAAATTCAAATGCGCTATCCCAGCTCACTTGGTTAATATTGCCTGAGCCAAATAATGTCCAATTAGGAAACACTGTACAGATAACATTGCCTGTATCATATACTGTACCATCTAATCGTACTGTTACATTGCTAGAAGTATGTTGACCTAATGTTTCAGCGGCAGTAATGTTAGCCGATATCTGATTGTAAGGAATACCATCTGGTAATTTTACTGTGTATCGTTTAACTGCTCCGCCGAGATTAGTAGCACGAACAGTATTGTTACGAGTAATAGTCTGTAATACTACTGGTCTACTGTTTACACTAATTGTTTCTGCCTTATCGAATATCCATTGGAATGACATATCTTATCTCCTTGTTCCGGGCATTGATTTAGCTCCCTGCATTACCACAGCATGAATGAAGCCTGGATCTTGTGCCACTAATTGTTTAAAACTCATTGCGTCGGTAGCTGTAATGTTGTATGTGACATTAGTAACTCCGCCACCCGCCATAGGTGTTACTGTAGCTGGACCTGATATTAACTCTGGACCAGCTTCCCCGGCGATGCCCCAACGACCAGCACCTAAGTTACCACCATTGGCAAAGAAGCCACCAAATAAATCACCTATGCCTGAGAACACTGAAGTAATACCTGACCCAATGCCACCTAATAGATCACCGAATACATTACTAGAACTACTCTGAGTTGGCATGAAAGGAGGAGTTGCTCCAGCACTTGAGCCACCACCAAATAGACTGCCTACACTGCCTAATAGATTACCTATGATATTGCCACCACCGCCAGTAAATGAATTCATTGTGCCTGACATGTTGCCCATCATCTGAGCAAACACCTGTTGTATCTGACTGCGCAATAGTTCTTCTAACATCATCGATATAAATGATTTCCATTCAAACTTACCAGTCTTGGCAAAGTTTACAATCATATCTTCCATACCTTTAGTGGCTTTGGCAAATATATTTTGTGCTTGTTGTGCGGCATTAGTAGCATTTTGTACATAATCATTAAATGCACGCTTCCAACCAGTATTCCAACTACGGCTTGCTTCAAAGTTTGCCTTAGTTTGATCTTTAAGTCGATTCATACCCACTGAGGCAGCTTCAACATATTTTGCTCGTTCAGCTTCACTCATTACACCTAAACCAGCAAGTCGACGACGCTCATTCTCAGCGGCAATTGCCGCATTGGCACTGTTACGAGCTGAGATTTCTATTTCTTTATATTTTCTATCTATTTCAGGCAATGTCATCATTGCCATTTCATCTTGTAAGCGAAGTAATTCATCAGTAGCACGAGTTGTTTCACTTACACTAAATGCTTTTAAGTTCTCTGCGGCAATTTGTTTTTGTGCGGCATCATAACTTTCTGCGGCAAGTTTTTGTACTGCTGGTATTTGTTTTTCATATTCAGCAGTGACTCTCTTGATAGCTTCTTCAACTAATGGTAACTCTGCCTTGGCCACTGCGGCCGCTTCTTTTTGTGCGGCAGTAGCCGATCCAGTACCTTCAGTTACTGTTCTTTGTAATTCAGCTTGCCTTGCGGTTAATTCAGCTAGACTACTGATTCGACGATTTTCAACATCGGCAGTGGCTTCTTTGATTGTACGCTCTCTTTCTGACAAGCCTACAAGTGATTTTGTTAATTCAAATGCTCGTAACTGTTCTTGATTATTAAGTTTTAATGAGTCAAGTTTGCCGGCAATGGCAGATCTTTCACTGGCTACACCTGCATTAATTTTATCTTGTAATTTTTGTTCTTCTTCAACACGCTGAGCATTTAATAATTTTTGTTTGTTGGCTATTTCAACCTGCTGGGCAATTTTCTCCTCTGCGGCTTTCTTAGCGGCCGCAGCACTGTCAGCTGTGGCCTTATCTTGCTTAGATGAAATGCCTAATAGTTCTAATAGACCAGTAACAGCACCCTTAGCTGTGTCCCATATATAACTTAAAGCAACACCTAATGCGGCTACACCTGGGATACTTTTAAGTGCCCAACTACCAAATTCTTTTAATAGATTTCCAATAACTCTAAAGCCGCCTGCTAAACTAGTTAATTTTAAATTTTCTAATATAGCACCAAAATTTCTAAAGCCATTTGTGACTGTTGTTGCAACACTACCAACTGCTGTCGCAGCAGTTTTTAGTTCACCAAAAATAGCACCTACTGCTCTTGCGGCCTTACCAACTACAGTAAATGTAGCAATTACCATACCAATTTTAACTGCTATGCTGATAAAGTTTCGTATTGATTCACCACTTTCACTAAGGGCAACAACCATGTCACTGATTGGTTTTAATACTTTAAGTAATTCTTGTTGTAAGGTGGCTATGGCTCCATTAAAGCTGTCATTGGCCGCACCTGCTGAATCTACAGCTTCGGCACTGGAGCCTGCGATACGAACATATTCACTTAGTCCGCGATTAACACCAGCAAAGTCCACACTGGCCATTTTCTTACCTAGTAAGTCTTGAGCCAGGGCAGTTGCTGTCGCACCTCGACCCATACCAGCTAGACCACTAATAGTCTTTGTAAATATTTCTTTATCTGTTAAGGTAGCGATATCATTTAGACTAATGCCTAAGGATTCGAAACTTTTAATTACATCTTTGTTGCCACCTAAGGCTGATTGAATTTGTTGTGCAAATTTACCAAATGATGCCTGTGCTGATTCTAATTCACCACCATTGGCTTTGATAGCCTGACTAAAGCCCAAGACAAATTGTGTGCCCATGCCACTGGCTAGACCAATTTCACTGATGCTGTCGGCTACTTGATAAGCACTTCTCACAAATGAAGCAAGTGCTAGCCCGGCAAATAGATTCCTAAACTTCTCAAAGCTGTCACTGGTAGTCTTAATCGTGCCTTTTAATTTTTCAAGTCCGGCCACTGCAGGTTGAGTATTGACACCAACGGTATAATCTAAATCTCTAGCCATATTATTTCCTTATAATCTTTGTTAATTGTGTCCGTATAAACTTATCAGTAGGCTCAGACATACCTTTAGGACTTTGTTTACTCCAGCCATTATCAAGTCTAGTGGCATAAGCATATTTGGCTTCAATGGTATTACCAACTAATTTAGTTCTGCGTCGAGCATTACCGCTATTTACTGGGGTATTAGCAAGAAAAACATCATAGGCCTGCTTAGGTAACTTATTAAGTTGCTGTTGAATCTTAGCTAAACTAGGTGTCATTTTATCAATAGCCATATTATCTCCTTGTCTGAGCAACCATTGCCAGTAATTCTTCTTCAGTCAAGCCATGATTAGCGTCTGTTTTTCCTGAGGCTTTTGCCTGTTGTCGATTACGATAACCCTGCGCAAGATCAGCAATTACAATATCTAGACTGTTGCCATCTCGAAGTAAAGTACTGGGAAGTACTCCATATCTTTCAGCAACAAAGTCTAGAGTTAACATTATTTGGAATCTTCTGTCTTGTTCGTTGTAGAGGGTGCCGCTATTGACTTTCCCAATGTTTCTACCACCACATTAATGGCTTTCATCAATATGTTATTTGGTAATACTACATCATCGTGAATAACTGGCTTACCTTCTTCATCTAATACTAATTCTTTTACAATTTCAGTTAAGGCACCAAAGTTTGTATAGTCGATTGTGGCTAATTTTACAAAGGTGTCCATTGATTGACGATCCCATATGTAAAACTCAAGTGGTTCGCCATATGCGGCTCTAACTTCTTCGTCGTCGATTACTACTGATAATAATTGTGGTTTTGCTGCTAAAGTTGAAAGTTTCATTTCTGTTAATCCTTTTTTCTATTAATCATTGTGTTAAGTGCCATTACGGCAAATTGAATTCGGCCTGTGGCCTTATTGATATCTCGCTGTGCGCATTTCATCTCATTTGATGCTTTGGCTGTTTCAGCAAGCAAGCTCTCTAATAGCTCTTGATCTGTTTTTTCGTCGAATATATCTGACATCTGTTAGTCTCCTTACAATGTTATTTATACATACAAAAACAGGAGCCTGAGCTCCTGTTGTTTGTTTTATTGCTGATTAAGCTGCTGCTGAAACAGTGTATGGACCATCAACAGTTAATGTTAATGGAGTTACCCAAACTGGGCTATCCGCACTTACTGTTGGAGCAAGACCTGTTACATAAGCTTCACCGGACAATGTACGGCCGCCACCACCAGTTGCAATGTTACCCATATTAATTGTAAAATTAATAAGTGTTTTAGCATCGCTTAGACCGATGATACCTAGATTTGAAGCACTGCCAACATTTCCTGAACCTGTTCCAAAGAATGTTGTTGGATCTACAACGATGTTAGTTGAGATACTGTTTGTTGCTGTTGTTGCTACTTGTAACTTAGCAGATTCGTTAAGTTGGGTCCAAGTAAACACATCGTTAGCATTGTTAATAGTTACATCTTGTAAGTAAGGAACTTCTAAAAGTCCTGTTTTACCCGCAACTGTTAATTTTAGCGTTGGATTTGTCGCTTGCCCCACTGCTGATTGTATATAAGCCATGGTTTTTTCCTTTTATTGTGTTGTTAATATTTCTTTAAATTCAAAAGTAAATTCGGTTAGCATTATATCGCCATCATAGCTTTTAGCTACTGAGACAGTACGATCTAAATTACCATCAATGGCTAATAAATTTCGTGCTGCTGTTAATTTCGATACAATACTATCATAATTCACTAATGGAGCTTTTGCATCTAATGTTAGGTAAGCTATAACTTTAGTAGTTTGAGCTACTATGCTACCGCCATCCATTGTATTAAACAAAGGCTCTTGAGTTGTTTGGTCTTGGTCTACATAGATACTTTTAGTATTTTTTACATAGAGTGGTTCAGTGCCCGCTTTAGTACTAAACGGAAATTCACTGGCAACTTTTACAGTCCCAAAGTTCTGTGTTTTTAGATAAGCAAGTAATTCACTACGCATTATCTTATTCTCACATAGTTTGTTGGCATTGGTTTGTATTCTTTTTCACCAATTGTACCGCCATTATCGTAGTCATACCAATCTGAATTAAACAAGAGTTCATCTAATAATGTAGTAAACTTTTCATGGTAAAAACCAATCTTAGCTTTTTCATTAGTATCTGCTCCACCTGCTTGTCCGAAGTCTGCTACTTTTGGAAGTATGTATTGATACAAGCTATAATACACACAAAGGTCAGTGAAGTCATTGTCTCGACTTATAATCTTTGATGCATTTAAAGCTGGAATAGTTAGGACACTTGCCCCATTTTGTAAGGCAAGTGTTCTATACCAAACTGTATTTTTAAGTTGACTTAGAATTCTTTCCGTTGATCTAATTAGAGCATTCTCTATTACATCATCAGTTAGACCTTCATTCTCATCAAACAGAGTTGGGTCAGTATCGTAAACATCTTGATATTCTGCGAAACTAATTATTGTCGTGCCTGATCGAATAAAAGCCATTCTATGTTTTCCTTAACAATTAAAGTACTGAGTTACCGTAAATACGAACTGCTAATTCAGGACGCAATACAGCTGCACCAGCAACAACAGATAATACTAAGTCAGTTGCTCGTTTTGTAGCTACTCTTTGTTCTTCCATGTTAACACCACCGCGTTGTGCAACACCGAATGCGCCTGGAGCAAATACGCAACCAGAAGCATCACCAGCACCATCAATATTAACTAAAGCTGATTCAAATAATTGAACACCACTTACAGTACCAACATAACCAGCCTCTAAAACACGGTTACCAACAGTTGTAGCTGCTTGGTATGAGTTAGTTGCAGTTAATGCTGCTTTCAAGCCGTATGCTTGGATTGGGTTTAACAAGCCGAATAGTTGACCTGTGTATTTGTTAGCACGAATTTTTGCCGCAGCTTTCATAATGTGAGCAACTGTATTATCAGCACCAGCAGCACCGATTTCTTGTGTTACAAGAGCATCATTGAACAATGCTACTAATTCTTTGTCGATACCTTCAGCAAGTGCTGAACCAGATTGATTAGCAAGACCAGCAATAACTGATTCTTGAGCTGAATCACGCAAGAAATCAGTGATTTGAGCGTAAACAACATGTTCAACTAAGTCGATTGATTTGCTTGTTGTGTTTGTGTCAGCAGCTGCAGGAGCAACGCCATCACCAGGTTTAGTTGAAGTAATACCAGCCCATAATGGAACTGATACTGATTTACCAGCACCAACTGGATAGTCGAATACTGTTGATACTGCGCGAGCAATTGATGTCTCATATAGAGCATATTGAGATTGAACCAAAAGATTTTGGAATAATTCTGAATTATTTGTTGTGTTATTAGCCATTTTATTTTCCTTTTAAAGTTAGGCAATGCCCTTAGTTTGGGCATAAAGTTTTCTATGTTCTGGATTCTTCATATCAAGTTTCGATACATCAACACTACCAGAATTGGCATTAATTGAATGATTTGAATTGACAGTAGCTGGAGTTGCAGATAAGAAATGTGGATTAGTGTCTAAGAATTCTTTTACAAGGTCTTTTACTTGAATAAGTTGACCTGCATCATTATATCGCACTGTGCCTTTATCATCAATTACTTCTACATCACCGTCTGAATTAAGTCTAACACTACCACGCAATAGTCGTTTTACTTGTTCGGCATTAACTGCTCTAAACTCGCTTGCGGCCTGCAATAGTGGTTGTTCAACTTTAAACTGTTCAATTACTGTATCTCTCTTAGATATTTCAGAGTCTTTCTTTTGTGCAAGATCTTGTAGTACTTTCTCAAACTCACCGCGCTTCATTTGCTCGTCTTGAGCTTTATGAGCAGCTTGTTCTTTAAGTGTACGCAACTCAGTTGGATCACCTAAATCTTCATAAGGTTTAAGTAATTTCTTAGTCAGACTGGATTTTAACCCTGCCATATGACTGTCGAATTCTTCTTGAGTATAAGTTCTTGCTGTTACCTGACTTGTTGTATCTGTGGCTGTAGTGTCAGTACCTGTAGTATTGCCTGCTATGATTTGGTTATCGCTCATATCGCGGTGCCTCCCTTTAAGAGTATTGTTTAATACATTATTTAGCTATTTGCTTTTTCGGCTCTTACCTTCTGTGCCGCATATTTTCCTCTAGGTGTATTCATTTGCTGAATATATTCTATTGTCGTCCTATAGTTCTTCTGGTTGTGGTGGAACAATGTCACTTGCCATAACTGTTGGGTTTGCTAATACTGCTAACTCAACTGCATATTTGGCTAATTCTTCTGGCTCTTCAATTTCATTTGATAAGCGTGGATCTTCAAGCAATTGTCTTAATCGTAGGTCAATTAAACTCATAGCATCAATACCAGTTGCGGCTTGTCGAGCTGTTTGTAAACTTGTGAATTCATTTTGTACATCATGTATTGCAAAGCTACCAGGATAATCAATCTCACCATCCCATACAGCACCTTGATACATTGCATACAACTGCCACAGTTGTTCTTCGGCTAATTGTAAGTTGTCTGACTTCTCAGCTAATTTTGCGTTAAGCAATTGGAATTCAGTTTGCATAGCAACACCAGATAGTGTACGACTTTCAGTAGCACGAACAGCACCAGTGTTAGCCATCTTATCAATAGCATCTACTCTATGTCCAATCGAAGTCCAAATACCTTCTGTGGCTGTGTTACCATGATCAAGTAAGTATGGTTTCAGTCCAGGGTCCATTGTCTCTGGCACATATAATATACTACCAGCACCTGAGCCTACTTTAGTTGTTTCGGTAGCTACTAAACTTGGATGTCCATCTAATCTAATACCCTGTTCAATTTCACTTAGTTCATTGTAGATTGCTTTTTGTTGATCAGCGATGTCTTGTAAATCCGACATACCAATACCACGAATAGGACTGCGTTGATTGTATGCAATGACAACTGGGATAACACCCAATTCATTTACATCAGTCGATTGACTAACTACTTCTTTGTGTTTGCGATTAGTTATTGTAGTAATAATCTTATCTTTGTACCATTCGATAACTGTGGTGATTTGTTCATTAACATCATCTACATATTTGAAGTATGTAAGTTCATAACGACCGACGGCACTGCGTTCATATGTCCAATCATATACTGTAAGTGGAGTAACAAGACTAACATAAGGTCTAACTCCAGCAGCAATCTCATCAGCACGGGTTAGTGCATTGATATTTGGTTTGCTCATTAGTATCCAGCAATGTCCAAATACACTTGTCCATGTACTAACTTCTTTCATTACTGAGTCTAAGTCACGACCTTCTAAGTCTGCATCTTCTAAGAAGTCAGGAAGTGTTGGGTCAGTTGTAAGTCCACCAAAGTCTCTGTCAGGACATTCGCGGAACATAAAACTATTGTAGACATTTACCACACTACGACAATGATTATCAAGTGGTGTAGTATTAAGTCTATGTTCATATTGTTGAGGTGTTTCTAAAGCATATTGATTTAGATGTTGTCCGCGTCTATATTCTTCACCACCCATATAGCTTTCCAACATAAACAACCAACGAGCATAGTTCTGATTGTAAACATAGTTTGATGATGTAACCTGTTTATATAATTCGATTAAAGTATTCATATGTTATCCTATATGGTGCAATGTATATTTAGCATTACGCAAGGGCGTGGCCCCAAGTCTGCGGACTATCAAAGTCCTCTGGTATGTCTTTAGTAAGTGGAAACAAGAAGTCAACACAATAACTTGCCGCGTCGAACATGTGATCCCAACCGTGATCCTTATCTGGAATCTGTGTATCTGTCTTAAATTGATACTTGTCTAAACATTCGATAGTGTGCTTACACTTTGGATCAATGAATAGATGTCTAACTGAATCACTACTGCATAATCTCGCATTGAAACTATTGATACGGTCTTTTACTGCATTATGTCTATATGGTGCTTTGACTGTGAAGCCAGCGTTCTGTAATATAGTAAAGTCAGTTGCTCCACCGGCGGCAGTCTTTCTCGCACGACCACTTGGATCTGGGTAAGCAAATATTCTACTGCGTGGATATCTATTCTTTATTTCATCTGCTAACTCTTGTGTATTACTACTGTGCATCATTACTTCATCTATCTGTAGCATGTCATCATTGTGTCTAACAAAGATTGCGGCTGTAATAGGGCTTACATTGAAGTCGACACCTATATGTAATACTTGAGTATTAGGGTCTTTGATTATCATTACATTCTTATCGCGTTCAAATGACCAAGCAATTCTACCTTCAAATGTTTCGAATGTTGCTTCAAACTCTTGTCTGAACTGTCTATCACTCATATCCCTACGAGCGGCTTCTATTTCACTGGCACTAACAAAGCCACCTTCTAATGTAGTAAACTGCCAACTTGCCCATTGTTCAGCATAGTCAAGTTGATTAGTGAATAAGTCATAACTCCAATTACTCTTACCTTTTGGAGTACCAATGAACAATGCACCACCTTGTTGATCCGATAATGCAGGACGAATTACTTCATAAAACAATTCAGGATCAACTTCGGCTACTTCATCTATTACACAATAACTAAGACTGGCACCACGCAGACTATCAGGATTGTCAGATCCTTTAAGTGATATAATGCTACCATTCTTTAGTGTAATCTCAAGAGTACTTTCATTAATCTTCTCAACCCATTTAAGTTCAAGTAATTGCTTCTTAAGTGGTTTCCATACAATCATCTTAGCCGCACGATAACTGGATGTTAGATACCATACTGTCTTATCAGGCATACGAGCATTATAGCATAGTTCTCTAATAGCAAGATATGATTTGCCAAACCGACGCCCGGCAATTACAACTTTGAATCTATGCCGATCATTAGCTACTGTTTGTTGACACTTACTCAGTATCATCAGTAGTCTCGGTATTATGTTCAATCCATGGTAGAGGAGCTTGATCGTCTGAGTTGATTGGTGAATCCGACATCCCGAGGCAATTTTTTGCGAGAAAAATTTGAACTGCTGCACTATTGTTAACAATAGCATTGTGTAGCATTGCTCTGCGAAGTGTGATTTTTAGCTGTTCACGGCCTTTTGCTAGATCTGCGTTGAAATTGTATCTAATGCTTTCTTCTGTTACACCTAGGTAATTGGCTATTTCTGTATTCTTAAGTCCAAGTTGGGCAAGTTTGAATACTTCTTCAGGGTCTACTACTATCTTATCACGGCCAATTTGAATACCCGAATAGATAGCATCTATGGTCTGTTTGGCCTTAGGACCAGTCTTGGCTCTGGCTATTATAGGTTTCATGAACTCCTGCGGTTCACACTCTACTATGTATAGTGCTTCCGTTTCGGAGGTGGGAATATTATTGTCATTGTCCATGCCAATATTTATGCCGTAAAAAAACCCACTGCTAAGAGTGGGTTAGTGTTTAGTCTTTTTTAATGTAGTAATAATCGTCAGGTTTTTCTTTAATCCATTTGTCAATCATTTTATGAGCATTTGCTAAGCCTAAGGATTTGTAGTAATTACCGGCTGCTGTTCTACTTTCAAATTGTCCTTCTGGAGTTTGTATTGGTTTGCGTGTACTTTTAGTTAATGTATTAACCATTTGTTTTCGCCATTCAGAATCTCTTTCTTTCCAGGCTTCTTTCATTGCGGCATTTCTTTTTGGATTAGGAGTAGATAATATCTCTTTCATTTTAGCATGCCATTCAGCATTGTGTTTACTAGGATGATTATCTTTAATTTTTTGACAAATTATTGGATCTTGTGCTTTTAATTTATTAGATTTAGCAACTGCTTCTTTCCATTCTGAAGTTTGTTGTTTTTCTTTCAATGCTGATAGTCTTCTATTTTTGTAATCTTCGTCCGCAAATAGTCTTTTTATTGCTTCTTTCTGAGCAATTGATCTTTCTGGATATCTTTCATTATAATCGCTGGTATTGTGTTTCTTACTAGCACGAAGTTCAGCTATGATTTGATCAAAGGTTTTTTTATCCATTTCTAAGCCTTTTGTTTTTCCCAACGAGCTTTGTAATCTCGACGATTTGGATATTTGGCCATGTAACGCCAAAGTTTATCTTCTACAAATCTAACTGATGTTTCTTTAACATTATCCCAATTATCCCACAACCAATTAAGCATTTCAGATCGTTGATCCTCTGTGGCGCCAACACACATATTACTATTCCAAACTACATCTGCAATCCATCCCCAATATGTTTCTTGATCCATGATAAGATCTTCTGGAGTTACTCGGCTATAGATAGCATGCTTGTTATTTAATACCGTCCATTTTGTACTGCCCACTGGATGTTTTTCTAAATCTTGTTTAGTAGCTAGAGGAGTATTCATTGTAAAACAAAACTTAACACGATTATCAAATGGAATAACAAATCCAGTTCTATTAGGATTTAAGCTCTTCCAATGTTCTATTGCTTCTTGTTCTAATTCTTCAGACTGACTTAATTGCGCACCTAAGCTAACATTATATTCTAATCTATCACTAGACTTATCCATGGCAATCTTAAACATATCTAAGAATCCCTTGCTAGGAACAAATATATCATTCATATCATCTATATAAACAGCAATATATTCTTTAGGTTGTAATAGGTATACTGCCACAGCAATAAGTTTAACAAAGGCCCATTGACTCATATTACCTTTGATTACTAATGTTTTGATTTGTTTTTGTTCAGCAAGTTCTTCTACAGTCCATGTTTTACCCACACCTGGTTGTCCTGCTATATATAAGTGATGATCTTTATCTTCAAAGAATTCATCAACAGCACTTACAAATAGACTGCGATATTCTTGTCCTTTAAGGAGGTATGATTGATGTAATGCACCGAAGTGATCGTTGAATGCCATTTGTATTACCTTTCACTTTGTCTCTGCGTTATTGCAGTGTATGTGTAACATTATACACTCACTTGACTTTTCAGTCAAGTGATTATTAATCTGGGTGAATAGTATGTTAGTCTTTTTTAACCCAATACCATTCTTTGGGATTGGTTTTTATTAATAGATTAATTTTGTTGCCTGTTGAACTTTTATTTTTAGTAAATCCATCTTGATTAACTAGGGCCCGAATGGCCTCACATCTAGCTGTAAAGATCCCATATGGTGTATGTAATTTGCGATGCGGATCGCGTTTTTTAGCTTTACCTGCTGATATTGCTTCGGATATTCTTTTCATAATATCCGGATCAGCGCGGCGAGCTGACCTTTTTTCTATAATCTCTGGATTAGTAGCTAAAGTTGCTTGATATGTTGCTGCTCTTCTTTTCATAATATCCGGATCTGCGGCTATAGTTGCTAGTCTTTTAATCTGTGCTTTCTTTAAGATATTTGGGTCTGCGGCTAATGTTGCTTTGAGTTTTTTAGCCATTCTTACTCTGATATCTGGATTGGCGGCGAAAGTTTTACTAAGACTAATACCTCTACTTTTAGCTATGGCCTTCCGCTGCAGGTCAGCTAACTGCTCTGCATTATCCAACGCTGACTGTAGGTCAAATGTTTTCGTAGCCATTATCTTGACCTCATAATTCTACGAGCTTGACTATGCCAAGTAAGCGGATTGTTTTTTACAATACGGGCAAGTTGTTCAGGCAAGCGTAAGTCTATATTAGAAACAATACTTAAATTACCAGCTAGAAATTCTAATAACTCAATTTTCTGTGCCCAGGTAATTTGAGTTTCAGAACGAGTGTTTAGGTAATCAAGTTCGTATACCATATAGAATATCTGTGCAAATTGTTCTTGTATGCTGTTGTATCTTAATTCAACTGGCACTAAACGACTTGTTATTGCCTTATAGTGTTCTGCGCGACGACTAGCACCTTTAGTATGGCTAATGTTAGTTAAAATAATCATTGTGCCTTCAAACTTAAAAGAACTAGGAACTGTTTCTTGTGTAATTGGGCAGATAATAGTCTGTGTAGTTGCCCAACTGACTGTTTTAGTATAATCGTCTGTGGCACCTTTTATTATGCTAAGTCCAATCTCGTTAGCAAGAATAGCATCACAGTCATCTAATACAACAAATTTACCTTTGTTACGCATATGATATAGCACTGAATACAGAGTCATTGGGCTTATAGTGCCACCAGAAACAATAACATAATCTTCATTAGACTCTTTACCAGCGCGGATAAATGCGTCTCTTACCAAGTGGCTTTTGCCCATACCTGGAGCCCCGTATACTAAACAATGACTATGAATACCTTTTATAACATCATCAATAATATCTTTGGCATCTGCTAAGTCTTGCGCAATAATAGATAGTTGATTAGTTAAACTATTATCAAATACTTTTCTTTGCAAAATATCTTCTAATTTAGGTTTCACTTTATTACCTTTCACTTATTAACTGCGTTATTGCAGTGTATGTAAACATTATAACATCAATTATATTAAAAAGCAACCGAAATTTAAATGTCAACCACTCGTTTGTTCTTAGGGTATTTCAGTAACATCCAACTAAGTTGTTCTTCGGTAAACTCAATGTAGATTACCAGTCTTACTAGGTTTTGATTAGTCTGCCAAGTAGTAGTCCAGGTGTAGGTTAAACTATTAGCCAGCATGTCATCTAGTTCCTGACTGTGCTTGCGTAATTCAGCAATGGCAGCTATAGCTGGATTAGCATAGGTAACCCAAAGCTCGGCTGGATAGTCTAGACTATAACTAAGGCTTTTTGGCTGGTTTGGGTGCATAGGTATAGCCATTGGTGTAAGGATTGTATACTAGTTGGCTATCTCGTGTGGTCATTTCATATTTTGTAGTATATGGATTATAACGAGGTTGAACTGTTTGAACTCCGGACTGTGTTGTTTCATAGCTTCGAGTATATGGATTATACTTGGTTTCGGCTTGGGCATTGGCCGCAAGTAATAATAGTAAGAGTAGTTTCATTATGCGGCCTCCATTAATTCTGAAAATTGTTCTGGACGATAACCTTTTTTACAAGCAACCAAAGCATCACCTTTTTTTGGATAGCCAGCACAATAGTCAAAAGTGCCACCTGCTTGTGTAATCTTTACCATTTG